CCAGTTGTAGTCATGTTAATGAATGGAATATATTTATAACCTTTACCACCATCTATAATTTTAACCCTTGTAATTCCACCTGGTTGCTTTGTACTAGTACCACTTAAAACTTCGCCATCTCCCATAACAGCATCAAGAACGATTTGAGCGCCAATACCTGCTGTAGATTGTACAGTAATTGTTGGGAAATTGTTTTGTTTATATAAAATTCCACCAGTAGGATATCTATTAAAGATTCCTAATCTTGGTGTTGTTTGATTTCCTACAGGTGAATTTGCCGGACCAGATGTATATAAAAAGTTACTATCACAAGTTAATAGAGTATCACTTACAATTGTTTGAATTGTTCTTATTTGACCATTTACTGTAATTTCATCTCCAACTACCAAATCTCTATTAAAGAAAGTTCCAGTTCCAGTAACATTTGGATTAAGAGCAGTTACATTAACACTCCCTTCAATTCGAACCGGTTCAAATGAAATTTTTAATATTTCACCATCACCGCCAACTAAACTAACTCTGGCTGCAGCGCCAATACCAAAAGTTTCAGTTGGATTAGAACCAAAAACAATTTCATCTCCTGGTTTATATCCTGTTCCAGCATTAACTATTCTATAACCACCTAAAGAACCGAATCTGGAAATATCTTGTGAAGTTCCTGCTGTTGAATATGTTGCTGGCTTAGCATCCAACGTTGGAGCAAAGTCAATAACTTGACCCGAACTTGATGGTAAAACGATACATGTTTTTATTCCACCAACTGGTAATGATCTTAGATTTGTAAATATCTCAAATATTCTTGAATCTTTAGTGACCGGATTACCACTTTTTGAAGGTATATTATAATTTGCAGCATCAACAGTTACACTTGATACATTAGCAATTTTGGTATTAGAATATACCAAATAAGAAGATGTAACATTCAAAGAAGTTGTATCGACAGTTTGAATCGAACCATTAACTAGAAAACGTGGAGTTATAGTTTCAATTATTCCACTTTGTGCAAATCCAGCACCAGGTTTAACCACACTTATGGTATCAATTCTACCAGAAAAAACTTCTTCGATTATTGCTACAGCTTCTTTATCGGCACTACCACCAGATATATTTAAAAATGTTCCTGGAACATAGTTCGATCCTGGATCAACAATGTTTATATTCTTTAGGGATGAAGAAGTTAAAAATTCAAATAATAGAGCATTTCCATTTTCATCTATTATGTCCGTAGTACAATATTCACCATTTTCAAAATTACCAATAACATTTTTAGAATTGACAAACAAATCTTCAATGTTTCTATTTGAAACTAAACCAATAGCAGCTGATTCTACTATTCCAGTAGCCTTTGATGTAACACCAACAATTTTTCTATTTCTCAATAAGTCGAAATCAAACGCATCAAAAAATATCTTTATAATTGATCCGTTAGATGGAGCAGTATTGAATATTATTTTTTTGTATTGTTTATTAACAAGATATGATGTAGTAGCTACATCATTAATTAAAACAGTTTTAACACTAAAAGTATTGCTCGGTAAAACAAAAGTTGTTCTAGTTCCATTGCCAGTTATTTTTTGGTAGAAAACTTCTGGATCCATTCGAACCGAATTTTCTACAGACCAAACACTAGCCGAAGCCTTTAGTATCTCATTCTTTGGTTCAATGATATCAACTTCTTCACCAAACAACATTCTGAATAAAAATTTATACGATTCAATACTACCTTTTGATCTGTATAGTTGGGATATATTTTTGTATAGAATATCCTTTCTTACAGATGTATCTTTAGGTAATAAAGAAGCAAATTTATTATAGAAGTTTTGTTCAAATTCATCAAGAGAAGAATCTACATCCGATATTTCTCTAATTTGTTTTGATACATTTATAAGATCGTTATTAGTTGCGGATGACTTTTCTAAAAATTCATAATAAGCTTTTAAAAAAGAAACAAACTTAGGATATTCTTCCCTTACAAACTCTGGGACTTGATCTGGAACTAATACAGATATTCTTTCGTTATTCATTTATTTTTATGATGTTAGTTCTTCTAAGTCAACGGTAACAGAAGCAGAATCGAGTAAATCAATTTCCAATACTGTGTTTCTTTTTGTTTCAACGATTCCTTTTTCCGATTCTATAGTTAATCTCATTAAAGAATCATCTGAGTATAAGGTTCTAACGTTTAAATTTGTCAGAACAATTTTTCCAGTCTCGTAATTAATCGTACCGGCATTTTCATTAACGATTTGTTTTTGAGCATCAGCATCATAATATATTGTTCTAATACTTCCAGTTCTTGCTGTAATAGCTGCCGTCGCAACAGCACCATTTCCACCACCACCTGAAATCACTACAGTTGCTCTAGAATAGTTATAACCCTTGTTTGTAATGGTAATCTTTTCTAATCTTTGACCAGCAATAGTAGCTTCAGCAGTCGCACCAACTCCATCGCCAACAACAGTAATAATTGGAGCGGAAGTGAAATTAATACCTGGATTTAATATTTGAATTTCTTCAATTCCAGTATAGGTTTCTGCTGATTCTTCTAATGATACTTTTCTTGTGATTCCGCCGTAATCAAGGACATCAAATTGTGACGAACTTAATCGGTTGGTCAACGTTCCTCTATGTAATGGAACATTAAAATCAATTTCATAATTTCTTGTTTCATTGATTGTTGGTTCAAATCTTTTTTGTAATTTAACAGAAGTCTCACAACCAATAATTGCCGCATCGTTTGTATTATCAATACTTTCTTGAAACTTAGACAATACAAATCTACCACCAAATTTATTTAAGTTTTGTTCTCTGTATAAAGCTACAGCATCTCTAATTCTATTTTTTACTTGTTGGGCCGTATCTGTAGTTTTTCTCTTATCATACGCAACAGTATTATTCAATAATAGATACAGATATTCTGGATCACGAATTTCGGTTTGAATCGCTATGATAGATTTTGGTTTAATAATCTCATTAATAATTCTTTGTTTTTCTAACTCGGAAATATAAAAATCTTTTTTTGGTTTTAATGATAGAATAACTTTACCATATGATGGAGGAATATCATCCTCACTACCCCAAACAGAAACAGAATCTATACTAGGATATTGTTTCTTTATATAAGTTTCATAATCTTTGTATGTCACTAATCTATTTTGATTGGTGTACTGTAATGGAGCAGAGTATTTAATACTGTCAACACTTTCTCTCTCTGAACTTCCCGAAGCAGATTCATTAACAGTAATATCAATTGATCCATAAGCACCCACTGGTAATAAAGGAACGAATTGATCTGCTTTATTTGCAGCAAGTCCATTTGTTGCCAAATAACTTAATCTAACAAGAGATCCATCTCCAAGTGCTTTACCAATTACACCATCACCAAAATAAATTTCATACTTTCCATTTCTTCCTTCTTGTAAGAAATAGACCATCGATGTACTGTCCACATTCAAAGCATCTGTAGCCAAAGAATATGTTTCAATATATGAATTTGTCGGTGAAGGTTGGATTACAACTTTAAGTGTAGTGGTATCTGCATTCAAATCCGGTATTACAAATAAAGATTTTGGATTTTCTTGTTCACTATAAGTGTAAACGTAATCAACAATCTGTCCTTCTTTAATTGCTATGTTTTCAAACAAAAATTCATTACCAGTTCTAGTAACAGTAGTTTCTTCTAAAACATTAAATCGATAAGAACGATTGTCAATTAAGTTTGATTGTACTGGATATCCATATGGAAGTGTCAATGCTTGAGTTGGATCATTCGATGTCGTTAAAATTGTTATATTAACGTTTGCCGTCGCAGGCTTTCTAGAATATGGTATATATCCTAAACTCTTTGCATGAGAAACTACAGAACCTCTGAGAAGTGCTGTATCTAAGAATGATTCATTTGCAACCATGTTTAGATAGTATGCATTATAATGAGTATTGTAAGCAAGAACGTCTAACAAAATACTAAGACCAGAACCCTCAAAATCATAGTCTTGGAACTCTGTTTGTTGTCTTAAAAAATCTTTTAAATTTTCCTTGATTGTATCGAAATCAAGTTCGGTTACTCTTAATCTATTTGCCATTATCGTGTTCGTTCTAATTGAAATGTTATAGCTATCGGATCCGTTCTGTTCACAATGAAAAATTCCAAATAAACTTTAAAAGAATTAATATCTGGTTCTGGTGTCACTACAACCTTAGAAATTGAGGCTCTAGGTTCAAAGTTTTCTACCATATTGACTATCTGCTTTTCCATTCTGATGGCTGTCAGATTGTCGGCATTCTCAAACAATAAAGCCCTTATATTTCCACCAAAGGATGGATTAAAAAGTCGTTCATTTTTATTGGTTGAGAGAATATTTTTAATCGAGTTAATTACTGCCAGATCGCCGACATGTTTATTAACATCTTTTCGGACCGGATGAATGTTCATATTCAGGTCCAAATCTTTAAAATCTCTAGTTACGTTTGTAAATACGGTTGCCATTTTCTATTTATAGTTTGTCTAT